TAATGCGACAGCTTCCAGAACTTGAATTAGAAACTATAGAATTTTTAGATGAGGAGTAAGTAAAATGGCAGCAAAGAAGCCAACAGGCGAATTTCCAAAGAGAAACTCTAGCTTGGCAAAGTTTATTAAAAGTAGCGATAGTGGTAAAAGTTTTACTCAAGCAGAAGCACGTACAGCTGCTGGAAAATATCGTGATATGGAAAAAGCAGCAGGTCCAAAAGGATTTAGCGGAATGGGTGCGTTGGACAGGTCAGGCGTTGCTTTAGGCAAAGCAGAAGCTGCAGTCAAAGCAATGAGAAAGCCAGCAGCTAAGAAAGCAACTTTGCCAGCAGCACGAGGCGCTAAGCCACTTCTACCAGTTAAGCCAGCTCGTCCAGCACGTCCAGCTGCAACAACTCGCCAAGTTGGCAAGGCGAAGCCACTAATGCCAAAGAAGAAGGCTCGCTAATTGCCAGCAAAAATGTGCAAGAAGTGTGGCAAAGCCAAGTCAAAGTGTAAGTGCTAATGCCAAAGAAGAAGCAAGTTTGGGATAAGCCAAACCCAAAGAAAGTTTCTAAACCACTTACATCAGCGCAGAAAGCATCAGCCAAGGCTGCAGCTAAAGCAGCAGGACGTAAGTATCCGAACCTCGTTGACAACATGAGAGCAGCAAAGAAGAAGTAAATGGACCCAAGACTAAAGCGAGCAGGTGTATCTGGTTTCAATAAGCCAAAGGCTACACCTAGCCATCCAAAAAAGTCGCACGTTGTCGTAGCCAAATCTGGCTCACAAGTAAAGACTATTCGCTTTGGTCAGCAAGGTGTGTCTGGTTCACCAGAGAAATCTGGTGAAACCAGAGCATACAAACAACGTCGCCAAAGTTTTAAGGCACGTCATGCAAAGAACATTAACAAGGGTGTCATGTCGGCAGCCTATTGGGCAGACAAGGTGAAGTGGTAATGGCAAAGATTTTCCGTGGACCAACTATGAAGATAAAGCTTGGGTTGGCAAACGACCTATGGTTTGTTTCATACCCATGGGGAAAGACTGTTGTTAAAGACAACGGAACCTGGAAGACAATCGTATCCCCGCAAGATTCATCTCTTGCCGATTATGACAAGGTTCTGCGCGGTGGGTATGACAACCCAATTACAGATGCGGAAGCAGCAGAGTTAACTGCTGCTGGTTATGGGGATTACATTGTCGAATTGTAGAAGCGGTTGCAAAACACAAGACCATGCAAACTGGGGCGAGTGTGCTCGTGCAGCCAATCTAAGTATTGGCAACGAGCAAGTTAGCAATACGTTAAAGAGTAATGAAAAAGAATTAACAGCCTATCGTGATGCTCGTAAGCTTGGTATACAACCAGCATCAACAAGGATGAAAGATATCCAGAAAGCCGTGAGGGTTTCTGAAGCTACTGGAAGGGCAGCGAAAGCGTAATGGCAACATTAAACCAGCTAGTCGAACAGACTATTGCAGAGGTTGGTTCTTATGTAAAGAACCAGGAATCTGTTACAGTCATTACATCATCTATGGATAATGATGACCTGACAGTTGCAATCGATGATGCATCATCTCTTAGTAAGGGCATTGTCGAGATTGATGAAGAGCTTATCTATGTGAAGAAGTCAATCAAGGACAGCGGTACTATCCAGATTCTTGGCGTTGCAGGTAACCCTGTAGGTCGTGGCTGGCGTGGCACAACAGCAACAAGTCACGTTGCTGGCTCAGTTGTACGTAACAACCCGCTGTTCCCAAAGACTCAGGTCAAGCGAGCCATCCTAGAAACAATCAAGGGAATGTCATTCCCTGTTATCGCTAATGAAACATTCCAGTTCAATGGGTCTGACTACTCATACATCATGCCAGATGCACTAGAAGATATCACTGGTATCTCATGGGATGTGCCAGACTCAACAGGAGTATGGCAGATAATTAAGAACTGGCGACTAGATACAAACTACTACGATGCCACATCAGGAACTACTAAGCAGGCTTTAGTTCTAAAAGAAACCCCTATGCCTGGTCGTGATGTACGAGTTCAGTACACAAAGTTCCCAACAGTTATTACTGATAATCAAGAATTAACCGTAAGCGGTCTGCCATCTTCTTGCGAAGATGTAGTTCGTCTCGGTGCTATGTATCGTCTACTGTCAACAGTAGATGCAGGAAAGGTTACCGCAGTATCTGTATCCGCAGATGCACTTGACCAACCAGTTGCAGCTGGTGCATCAACCAGTGCTGCTAAGTATATTTTCCAGCTTTACACTGTTCGCTTGGCGGAGGAAATCGCAAAGCAGCAGGCAAACTTCCTAAACACAATCCAGTATACGAGGTAACGAATGCCAACACCGTCACGTTATTACAGTTCTACAGCTGCTAAGACAACGCTTTCAAGTTCTGTAGATTCATCAAGCGCAAGCATCTTGCTTGCTGCTCCATCTGGTCTTCCATCCCAGTATCCGTTTACCCTAATTCTTGAAAAGGATTCAGCTAACGAAGAAATCGTAACGGTTACTGCTCTAGTTGGTTCTTCTTATAGTGTGACTCGCGGTGTTGACGGAAGCACAGCCAAGGCTCACTCAGTTGGAGCAACAGTAGAACACGGCGTATCTGCTCGTGACTATGCCGAGTCTCGTACGCACGAAGTATCAACCAACGCTCACGGTGTAACTGGTGACATTGTCGGTACTGGTGGAACACAAACTCTTACTGGCAAGACACTTACTACCGCAACACTTGGTTCAATCCTTGATGCTGGTGGATATAAGATTACAAACCTTGCTACACCAACATCATCTTCTGATGCAGTACGTAAAGATTTTGCTGATGCCCAGGTAGCAGCAGCTGCTACGTCTGCAACTTCTGCATCTAATTCAGCAACCGCATCATTAAACTCTGCAAATGCTGCAGCAACTAGTGCTTCTAGTGCATCAACTTCTGCAAGTTCTGCCTTAGCATCACAACAGGCTGCAGCTACTTCTGCAACCAATGCATCTAATTCAGCACTTGCTGCAGCAACTTCAGCATCCAGCGCTTCGACATCAGCAAGCAGTGCATTAGCTAGCGCCAATGCTGCTTCAACAAGTGCAAGTAATGCAACTGCTTCGGCTAGTGCTGCTGCAACTAGCGCAGGAGCAGCCTCTACTTCAGCATCTTCTGCATTAACAAATGCCAATAACTCTGCATCTTCTGCAGCTCTAGCAGTAACATCTGCTAACTCAGCAGCAACCAGCGCATCAAGTGCTTTAGCTTCAGCAAATAGTGCAGCAACAAGTGCATCATCTGCTAACTCATCTGCAACTACCGTTGCTGGTCAAGTTGCTTCTGGTCTTGTTCGTGACATGGGTGACATTACATCTTCAGATACAAGCACTGGAACTTGGATATCCCTATCATCTCTTGAAACAAACACACAGGCTGCAGCGACAGCTGCTGCAACAAGTGCTACCAGTGCAGCAACCAGTGCCACAAGCGCAGGCAACTCTGCAACTGCAGCAGCAGCAAGTGCTGCAACTTCTGTAACAAGTGCAGGGCAGGCTGCTACATCAGCGACCAGCGCACTTGCTTCTCAAACCGCTGCTGCAACATCCGCTGCTAGTGCGTTAACATCACAGACTGCTGCTGCAACTTCGGCAACATCTGCTGCAGCAAGTGCAACTGCTGCTGCTACCAGCGCAACAAGCGCTGCAGCATCTGCAACTACAGCATCTAACAGTGCAGCAACTGCAACCACATCTGCATCACAAGCAGCCACATCGGCAACTAGTGCAGCAACCTCAGCGACTTCGGCAGCAGCATCTGCTACGGCAGCAGCTGCAAGTTACGACAGTTTTGACGACCGTTATCTTGGAGCTAAGGGAACAGCACCTACATTAGATAACGATAGCAACGCACTTCTTGAAGGAGCGTTGTATTGGGATACAACAAATAAAAACATGAATGTTTACAACGGAACCGCATGGGAAGTTGTAACAACGTCTGGAGATATCACAGCGGTAACCGCTGGTACTGGTCTTTCTGGAGGTGGAGGTTCTGGAGCAGTAACAGTATCGCTTAATACAACAAGCGTTTATGTACTACCAAGCCAAGCATCAAGTAATGGATATTTTTTAACCACAAACGGAAGTACCGCTTCGTGGGCTAACCTCTCAGATTGGGGAACACTCTAATGCCATTCGCATTTCAGCGCCGTAGAGGAACCACGGCACAACACGCTTCGTTTACTGGATTACTTGCGGAGCTAACAGTTGATACAGACAAGAAAACAGTGGTAGTCCATGACGGCTCAACAGCTGGCGGAGTACCACTATCAAAGCAGCGTTCAACAACGACATCAACATCTGGCACTACATACACCTTAGCGTTGGCAGATGCCAACAATGTGGTTGTCACAACAAGTGCATCTGCCACAACAGTAACAGTGCCAGCAAGCGTTTTTGGAGCAGGCGACCAGATTACAGTATTACAGGACGGCGCTGGACAAGTTACTTTTGCAGCAGGTTCTGGTGTAACAATAGTTTCAACTGGTGCATCAACAGCAGCACCGAAAATTCGAGCAACATATGCTGGAGCAACCGTTTACTACAAGACAGGCGGAGCTAACCCTACAGTTACAATTGTAGGAGATATTGCATAATGCCAATTATTAAAGGAGTTATTGCATCTAGTAAGTACATCCCACAAAATTTAGTTGTTGATGTACTTTTAGTTGCTGGCGGTGGTGGAGGCGGTGGTCGCGGAAACCGTGGAGCTGGCGGTGGTGGTGCTGGTGGTGTTCTTTACTACTCATCACAAACATTAAGCAACCAAACATCTACAACTATTGTTGTCGGTGCTGGTGGTGCTGCTAACGGAGATGCCGCAGCAGGAAATGGCAAGGGTACAAATTCATCTTTTGCTGCACTTACTGCAGCAGTTGGTGGTGGATTTGGACGGTCAGATAATGGTGGTCCAGGTGGTTCTGGTGGCTCTGGTGGTGGAGGTTACTCTGGAGGACCAGGTGAAGACGGTACTGCAGGCGGGTCACCAACTTCTGGTCAAGGCTATGCTGGTGGTGCTGGAACATCGAGCCAGACATTTAATTCTCCATTCGGCGGTGGCGGTGGTGGCGGTGCAGCGCAAGCTGGCTCAAACGGCGGTCAAGGTCAAGGAGGTAACGGTGGTAATGGAACCTCTACTTATTCATCATGGGGCGCTGCAACATCAACTGGTCAGAACTCAGGTGGAACTTATTATTATGCTGGCGGTGGTGGCGGTGGTGTTGGAAGCTACAGTGGTGGCGATGCAACAACTGCTGGCACTGGCGGTTTAGGTGGCGGAGCAAATGGAAACGGTTCAGCTTCCTCACCCGCTACAAACGGTACAGCAAACACTGGCGGTGGAGGTGGAGGCGGAAACGCTGGTGGTGGCAATGGTGGCTCTGGCATAGTTATCGCCAGATACTCTGGCGTTCAAAAAGCTACAGGAGGTTCTGTAGTAACTACTGGTGGATACACATATCATACATTTAATGCATCTGGAAGTTTATATACTGGTCTAGCTAAAGCTAATGGCGGTGGAGTATATAAGGATGCTAACTACTGGTATCACGCATTTCGCGGTTCTGGAAGTTTCATTACAACAACTCCTGTTACAGCAGATATCTTTGTTCTTGCAGGTGGAGGTGGTTCTACATCAGATAACTCTGGTGGTGGTGGAGCAGGTGGTGCAGTTGCGTTTGCATCTCAATCACTTTCTGGAACATACGCAATCACCGTTGGCGCTGGTGGAACCAATAACAGCGGTGGCAATAACTCAACATTTCAAGGACTAACATCTGCCATAGGCGGAGGTCGTGGTGGCGGATACTTCTATACCGCAGGCAGTGGCGGTTGTGGTGGTGGTGCTGGCTCACAAGGCGGTACAGGTCAAAACGCTGGAAGCGGAAGCCAAGGCGGTAACGGTGGCAGCAACGGTGGTTCTCCTTCATCTGCTGGTGGTGGCGGTGGTATGGGTGGAGTTGGTGGCACTGCTACTGGTTCACCTAGAGGTGGTAACGGCGGTGCAGGTATCAGCTCAATTACCAACTTCTCGAATCTCTCAACAGCTCTTTCCGTAATTGGAGTTGGGCAAAATAGCTCAGGCACTTGGTATGTTGCAGGTGGAGGCGGAGGCGCAGGTCGTACCAACCCAGGAACTACAGGAGCTGTAGGTACTGGTGGAATTGGTGGCGGTGGTAACGGCGGTTCCTATACTCAAATTGCTTCTACAGATGGTTTAATTTCTTCTGGCTCTGGCGGAGGCGGTTCAGACTTTACTATTCCAGGTAGTGGCGGTTCTGGACTTGTTATTATCAGATACCCTATTTAACAGAAGGAATCAAATGACAAATAAAAATACAAACGTAACGCAGTGTTTTAGCTATGAAGTAAAAATGCTTGTTCATATCATTGCCGATGACGAGAAGTCAGCAAAAACACAATTAGATGAAAAGGGTGGCATTGTAACTAAACGCGACGTTAAGTTACTTAATGCATCCATTCTTTATGGCGAAGAAAAGGAAAAGGAATAATGGCTCATTTTGCTAAAGTAGTAGATGGGGTTGTTGAGCAAGTTATTGTTGCCGATGACCAAGCATGGTGTGAATCAAATCTTGGCGGAACATGGGTTCAGACTTCATATAATACCTACGGTGGAAAGCATAAGCTAGGCGGTACTCCGCTAAGAAAAAACTATGCTGGAATTGGTTATGAATATAATTCAGAGCTAGATGCTTTTATTGCACCAAAGCCTTTTGATTCATGGACATTGAACCAAGAGTCATGTTTATGGGAAGCCCCTACTCCAATGCCAGAAGATGGCAAGTTGTATAACTGGGATGAATCCACGTTAACGTGGGTTGAAGTTCAGTAATATTAATTAATTAATAATAACCCCTGAGCATGGGTATAAACTGTTCTATTTTTATTTCCCAAAGGAGAATCATGAAGTTATCTAAAAAGCAAGTATCAGCAATTAAGTCATACCTACGTGCAGTGCTTGCATCTGCAATCGTACTTGGCATTGCATTGTTAACAGACTTAGCCCCACAGTATGCCGTCATCATCGGTGCAGTTGCTGCACCTCTTGCCAAGTGGGCAGATAAGAATGAGGCAGAGTTCGGAATCGGGTCTAAAGAATAATGTCTACCAACGAATGGGCTGGTATCGCTGTTGCGGTTACCACAATAATTGCCAGTTTTGCTGGTGCTGTTCGTTGGTTGGTTAAGCATTACCTTGCTGAACTCAAGCCGAATTCTGGCTCAAGTATGCGTGACTCACTCGACAGATTAGAACGCAGAGTCGACGAACTATTTACAATTATAGCGGGGAAGTAATGAGCCTACTAGATATAGCTAAAGCAGAGATTGGTACTATTGAAGTACCAGTTAACAAGACTAAGTATGGCAAGTGGTATGGCTTGAATGGTCAACCATGGTGCGCCATGTTTGTTTCATGGTGTTTCAACGAAGCTGGTCTATCTAAGTCTATTGCTGCACAAACACCAAAAGGATTTGCATCTTGCGATGCAGGGCTTAAGTGGTTTGCTAAGAAGAATAAACTTGTACCAGTTGGTCAAGCACAACCTGGAGACATTGTCTTCTTTCAGTTTGATGAAGATGCACAGGCAGACCACGTAGGGATTGTTACTTACAACAACAGATTAACAAAGAACCTCAACTGCATTGAGGGAAATACATCCAGCGGTAACGCTGGCAGCCAGTCCAATGGCGACGGCGTATATAAAAGAAAGCGTTCATACTCGCTGGTAATGGCAGTAGCTCGTCCATAGTATAAGGAGTAAGCGTGGCAACAAATAACAAAGCACTTGTTGGTGACCTTCCGATTATCCTTAGCCAGTCGATTCCGACTGCGCTTGTAAAGTATAAGAGAGAAGACTTTGCAGCAAGCTATGCTATTGGTAATACTCCATGGCTATCTGCAGCCAATGACCAGAACCGTATTAGTCGTATCACGACTACATACCAGAAGGAACGTATCGACCAGGGTTCATCCGCTGGCGAAAACTCTTTGTCTAACTGGTGGCTTCGGTCTGCTACATCATGGCATCATGGTGCTGGCGAACGTTACTACGATGCTGAAGCATCAGACTTGTTTAGATTCTATGAGTCAAGCAACATAGATGTATGGACACAGGGCGAACTCAAACTTCTTAAGAAGACAACCAACGTTAGTACGGCATCGGTTAACAGCCCCGCTACGGTAACAGGTGGAACATTCTATACATCTGGAAACAACGTATTCTTTTTTAACCAGTCAACTTCAACCAGCACATCAACCAGTTTACCTGGTGGTGCTGTAGCACAGAAGATTACATCCGACGGCGCTGTTGGAATTGTTGGCGCAAGCGACGGTATCTACGTCGTTACAACAGCTATGGCTGTCAGTAAGATTTGGAGCAAGCCAAGTTCAAATACAACATGGACTGTTCAAGCAATTGGTTATGTCAAAGATAGAATCGTCGTCGGTGTCCAATTAGATTCTGGCGAAGCCAACACATACGAACTGAGTAGAAACCCATCATCGCCACCTAAGACAGTAAGCACAACAGAACTTAGATATTCATTCCCTAACACAACATTAAATTATGTTTCAATTGCAGAGTTAAACTCTTCAATCATTGTTGGCTATACGGTTGGTATCTATTCAAGAATCCATAGCCATGCTCTCGATGAGGCATCACCATTGGCAGCAATCAAAGAACCAATTGTTGTAGCCGAACTGCCACGTGGTGAAACCCTTAACCAGTTTAGAACCTACCTTAATGAGTATGTTGTACTGGCAACTAGCTCTGGTCTTCGTATTGGTACACAATCAACTGATGGGTTGGGGTTTACATATGGACCACTTACTATCAACACGGAAGTAAAAGACGTAGCGTTTAATGATTCGTATGTATATGCCACACGTTCCTATAACAATACCGCTGGTCTATGGCGTATTGATTTAGGTACACCCCTTGGCAGTAGTTATGCATATGCATCCGACTTGTCTATAACTTCTGGGTCTGCAACTGGCGTTGCATTTATTGGAACATCTGGTCGTAAGTTTATTACCGCTACCTCTGGAGTATGGACTGAATCAGCAACAGAGCTAGAACAAACTGGATTCTTAAAATCTGGCTGGATTCGTTGGGGTACAGCAGAAAAGAAGCAGCCAGTATCAATTGCTATTCGTGCAACAGGTACAGGTGGAACAGTTAACTTTACGGTTGAAGACCAAGAAAGTCGCTCATCTGGTATTGGTGCTGTCCCGCTGACAGGGTCTAACGACGTGCAGTTATCTGCTGCGTTGCAGCCAGCCGACCACTTTGAAATTACAGTAACTCTTAACCGCAGTACCAGTAGTGCAACAGTTGGACCAACACTAGAAGAGTGGCAGTGTCGTGCATTGCCAGCACCTCTACGTTCAAGAACCATTACGGTTCCACTGTTGTGCTACGAAGAAGAGCGTGACTCTAATGGAGTCACTCGTGTCTCATCACCAGCAGAAAGAGTCAAGTATCTAGAACGTATTGAGCAGAACGGTGGAGCAGTATTGTTCCAAGACTTCTCATGGGAAGAAGAACGTGTATGCACTATTCGTGCTATTCAGTTTGAGCAGAACTCGCCACCACCATTTGCCAGTGGCTTTGGTGGAATTGTTACCGTTCAATTGCAGACAATTGATACGGAGCAGGCGATTCAGTAATGGAACAGAACAAGTTAATATCACTAGTATCACCAGGTGAAAGAAGTGAGTTAGTCAATAAGGTCAGGCTAGCTCTTAATGTTGCTGGCGATGATGTGTTGGATGCTCCTCTAGCCGAAGTGCTTAAGGGTTTGCAGCACCAGCTTTCCATCCCAGCAGTCGGGTGCATCAATATAGCCACGCTGGATGCGCTCGCAGTTGCTCCACCAGAATGGTAGGGCGAGAAGAGAGGGGGAATCAGAAATGGTTCCCCCTCTTTTTTTATTTTCCAAGGGTTTACCACGGCTTGCCATCAGGCAAGCCTTTCCCGCCCACCACCCCTCAACCCTATCAGATTATTGGTAATAATCTTTGGCGTGTCGTTGCTCGGTTTATCCTGACCGTTTGGTACAATTGTCGGCATGAATCAACTTCCTCCTCATCGGTCTTACAGTCAGCTTACAACGTGGCAGTCCTGCCCTCAGAAATACTTCCTGAGTAAAGTAGCCATGGTTCCAGAGAAGCCAGCAGTATACCTGGCTGCAGGGTCTGCAGTCCACAGTATGATTGAGTGGTTGAATCATGAGTTCTACAAGCAGCAGCAGGCGAATGATTGACCAACGCGGTATACCCAGTAATGAGTGTATCAATTGCGGTAGCAATGTCCAAGTAGTTCGTGCTATATTTCAAGACTACGAATTGGTTATGTGGTTTACTGATAGCTTCTGCGGTACTTGTGGTTCTCCTATGACAACCCCAACACCAGTGGACCACCCAGAATATGTGAAGCCACACTACCCAGAGGAAGAAGACGATGAGTTTAACTGAGAAGTGGCTAGAAGTATTTAATGATGAAGTAAAATCTGTAGAGGAACAATCAGGTATTCCATCGGCGGAGTGGAAGACAGCTGGTCGCAAGACCGCTGCTCGACCAGATGGAGAAGACCTATCGTTCTGGCAAAGCGATGGGCTCAAGCAGGTTGAGGCGTACCAGAAATGGTACGAGCAATCTGGTTGGAAAATTGCCACAATGCCTGACGGTCGTCCTGGAATCGAGTGGTCAGCAGATGTACATTTCGGAGGTACACCTGTTCGATTTATTGTAGATGCCATCTATCAAGTAGGGGAAGACTTGGTAATCGTGGACTACAAGACTGGTTCCAGGACACCGTTCGGTGTAATCCAGAATGGCTTGTATGCCAGTGGTATTGAAAAGATTTTTGGAGTACGTCCTAAGTGGGGCGCATTCTTTATGACTCGCAAAGGCGAGCTTGATGATTTGGTTGACCTGTCTCACCTCAGCATAGAATATTATGAACATGCATTTGCATCTATGAATCATGGTGTACTCAACGGTTGGTTCCCAACATTTGTTGGAGAAAACTGTAAGATGTGTAGCTACATGGACAAGTGTCCAGCATGGGGCTCAAAAGATTTCCCATTACAAATACCAACAACAGGGAAAGAAAAGGAGAGAAAGTAGATGACTGAATCTATGTTCTCGTATACAGGTAAGTTGAATTCAACTGACCTATTTACCGTCCGAGGTAATAGCGTTAGTGAATTCAGAGCTAACCTAAACGCAGCAGTCGAAGCAATCGCTGAGGCTGTGCAACTACAAGCATCACTCGCTGGTCGAGTTGCTGCACCTGCAGGAAATGCATACACACCTAACGCTGACCAAGCAATCCAGATGTTGCAGGATGCGGGTCTTAACCCACAGCCTGTAGTCGCTGGCACAACCCCACAATCAATCGAGGTTGTCAAAGATAAGTACGGTAACGAATGGACATATGGACATCCAGATGCGCCAGACCTACCAGACGGACGTGGCAAGTACGCCAAGAAGAAGGGCGTATCGAAGGCAGGCAAGGCTTACGTTGGTTGGTTTGACCCAGCCAAGGGACCGAAGCCTTTCAAGCCAGGCGTTACTGAAGCCGAAACTATTTGGGCTAAGTAATCATGCGTAGCCTATTGCAAGTAGTGGGTGTCGAATCACCAGCTGGTATTCAGTTACCAGAAATCCTACCTCAACTCACCGCCAGTCAAGTTACCTTTCGTCAAGCGCAATTGCATTTGATTGCTGGTCAACCAGGCGGAGGAAAGACACTACTTGCATTATGGTACGCGATTACATCTAAGGTTCCATCGCTCTACATATCAGCAGACTCTGACTCCAGAACAATTGCAACTCGTGCAGGTGCAATCATTATGGATAAGGAAGTCGCTAACGTAGAGAAGTTGATGGATACAGATGCGAGTGTTCTTCTTGAGGATGCTCTTGCTGACGGCGCGAGCCATGTTCGATTCGCCTTCGACCCAGCACCTTCTCTTCAAGATATCGAAGAGGAGATAGAAGCGTGGATTGAATTGCATGGCTCCGCCCCAGCAGCAGTATATGTAGATAACTTAATGAACGTCGCTGCAGCTAGCGACAATGAGTGGACTGCATTGCGTGATGCAATGTCAGCGTTTCACTATATGGCACGTGAGTATGAGTCAGCATTTATTGTGCTACACCATGTGTCCGAGAATGAAAGAATGTCTAAGCCAAACTATCCAGCACCACGCAAAGCGTTGATGGGTAAGGTTGCTGCTCTACCTGAATTGGTATTGAGCGTAGCGTTAGACAGTGGGGCAAACGCTTATCGCGTTGCCGTTGTTAAGAATCGTCATGGCAAGGCTGACCCTAATGCAGAGGAGTATGTAACACTGGCAGCAGAGGCTAGCAAGATGGCTCTCTATAATTCCTCAGCGGAGCTGTTCCGTCAAAGGACATTAAGTCAGTGGCAGTAGGCAACTCCGACTTTGATTTAGATTTTAGTTACGGTCATGAAGGCGAGCAGTTAGTAGAGCAGTTACTTACTAACGGCAAGACGGTAGAAGTTAAACGCGACCGCAAGTGGCACTCCACTGGTAACGTGTATGTAGAAGTTGAATGCTGGTATAGACGAAGCGAATCATGGGAACCATCAGGTGTGATGGTAAGCAAGGCAGATTACTGGGCATTCGTGTTAGAACATGCAGTGCTTATGATTCCAACTGGGCATGTGCTACATGCCATCCGTACATACGGCAGAGAAATTACTTGTGAGATTCCGCCCAATAGAAGTAAGGGCTACTTAATTACTGTAGATGATTTAATGAAAGCGACAAAGGAACTAATGCATGTATAAGATATACGGTGCGTACATAAAGTATAAAGTAATGAGGAAGCTTGGTGTTTCAAGGAGAAAGTCCTTGCGACATATTGTAGTTACTGACAGAGTTACGCTAGATTACTGGAAGAAAGTGTACAGTCAAATTACTAAACCATAAGGAGTAGCTTATGAATATGCCAGACTTATCCAAAGGTCTTTGTCGAGAAGTTGGTACAGAATTTTTTTACCCAGATTCTGAGAACGATAGCGATACATCTATATATGCTTTTGGTAAGAAGATTTGTTCTGGCTGTGAAGTAAAGCAGGCTTGCCTTGATTGGGCTGTTAAACACGAAGGTTATGGTTTGTGGGGTGGTACTACCCCGCGTGATAGAATGGCTATCCGTCGTACTCTTAATATAAAACTAGAGTCTATTATCCCAGGAGAATATGCATGACAACTAAAACATTTAAGTTCAAATTTACAATTGCGTATGGAAAGATATCTGGCTTTGGTTTGGGAATTAACATCAGTAAGTGGTGGACAACCATTGACCTTGGCTTCTGGTATATCGGAATCGAATACTAATGACAACTGCAGCTAAACGAAAAGGTTCACAGTACGAACGCGACGTAGTCAAATGGCTACGCCAGATGGGATACCCATGCGCTGAACGTGCATATGGTGCAGGTAGGCACGACGATGTCGGTGATATCGATGGCATCAATGGTGTAGTTATAGAATGCAAGAATGAAAAAGCAATTAGGATTCCTCAATACCTTCGGGAACTTGAGGATGAGATGACACACGCGGATGCGGAAACAGGTGTTGTCTTAATTAAGAAGCGTGGCACTTCTAATATCTCAGAGTCGTATGCAGTAATGCCTGCGGAACTCTGGGTCAATCTGCTAAAACAGGCAGGTTACAATGGACATCAGTGAGAAAGTGACAGTTACTCACAAAATGAAAAGAGGTAACTATGCGGTTAATGTTAACGATGAGCTTGGCGATGGCGATGGTGCTTGCATCACCAGCCGAAGCCAAGTCACCATTACTTACACAAGAAGTTCTTATGTCCAAGATGGACAAGGAAACGAAAGTGGAGTATGCGATAGCTCAGTTCGTAACCGACAGCAAGGAACGACTATGCGCCAAGCGCATAGCCTACAAGGAGAGCCGATACAACGAGGACTCACTCAACAAAAAGAGTGGGGCTCGTGGAACTTGGCAGTTACTGTGGGCTCAACCAGGTTGGTCGTTACTGAAACAAACACAGGAGGCACACGACTATGTGCTTCACAGATACGACACTTGGTGCGGAGCGTACAGGTTCCATCAGGAAAGGAATTGGTATTAGAAAATGAATCAGTCTGAGTTCCTTGAAGCAGTCTTTAATCATTACGGATTGACCTTGCCACTTGGCGGGGAGAAATCAATCCTGTGTCCTGTACATGATGACTCACGTAAGTCTGCTTCGGTCAACTCAGACAAGGGACTCTGGGTATGTTATGCGTGTAACGCAAGTGGTTCTGGTATACAGATAATCATGGGTCGTGAAAACTTAACATACCCAGAGGCTCGTTCATGGGCAGAGAAGAACATTGGTAAGGAGTCCAAGCAATCTGCACCATCACGTGGACGTAAGAAGTCAAGCGGACGTTGGACTCCACCTAGATTGCGAGTTGGCTAATGACAACTATCGTTGGTATCCAACAAGACAATGGCTGCATGTTAGTGGCTGACTCGCGTACAACTGCTGGCAATAGACCATACTCTCATCCAACAGTTACTAAGATTAATAAGCGTGGCAAGTGGCTTATCGCTGGCGCTGGTGATGTGCAACCATGTGATGTAGTGCAGCATGTGTGGAAACCACCAACCATTCCAGCTAACATTAAAGATGAATATCATTTCATGATTACAACTGTGGCTCCGAGCATCAGGGAATGCATCAAAGAGTCTGGCTATGTGCCAGACAAAGATGATGCCGATGCTGGATTCGAATTACTATTAGCTATCAACGGAACCATCTACCAAGTAGATGATTCCTACTCTGTATATCTGCGTGATGATGGGCTGTATGGCATAGGGTCTGGTTCATCGTGGGCATTAGGCGCACTGGCAGTAGGTGCAACTTGGAAGCAAGCAATGCAGACGGCAGCAAAGAACGATGTGTATACTGCTCCCCCATTCATAGTGCATAGGCAGGAAAAGAAATGAGAACAAACCCCAAGCTCATTGAACTTTGGACACGAGCAGCAAAGACTTATCATGAATCATTAGCTGGTTCACCAGCCGAGGCATACCTTGAGAAGCGTGGCATCTTAGATGGTGCTGAAAGATTCCAACTTGGTTACGTGGCAGAACCAGTAGCAGGTCATGAAGACAGACTCAAGCATCACCTATCCATCCCCTATCTAACAGAGGCTGGTGTAGTTGGGTTTAAGTTTCGTCGCATTGATGATGGCGACCCAAAGTACATGATACCTACAGGACAGAAGCATCACCTGTATAACGTAGGTGCGATACTACATGCAGTGAGGGAGGTGTTAATAGTTGAAGGAGAAATTGATGCAATATCTGCAACTCTTGCTGGTCATCCTGCTGTCGCTGTTGCTGGCGTTAACGCTTGGAAGCCTTATTTCTCACGTTGTTTTGATGGTATAGGCAGAGTAATCATTGCCACTGACAATGATGTAAAGGAAGATGGGTCTAACCCAGGGCAGGACTTAGCCCGACGATTGCAGGATGCAATCCCTCAAGCAATCCGCGTGTCGCTACCGCCTGATAGCGACATCAATAGTATAATTGTGCGCCAAGGAGCTCAAGCTTTAACCGATTTGATTAAAGCACTAGACGATTAGAAGGGGCTGCCTTGGCTGAAGACACAACCATCCTTGAATTTGAAGAGGATGCTCAAAAAATATACGACGAGTTGCTTGCTATCTTAGTAAAGAAGCAACTTGATTATGGTCCATACAACATCTGGCATGCGCCAGGTGGCGCAACCAATGGGCTGATGGTTCGTATGTCAGACAAGCTAGAGCGTTTGAAGAATCTGATATACAAGAATAGAGAGCCGAACAATGAATCTCTTGAAGATTCATTTGTTGATATGGCTAACTATGCAATCATCGCACTAATGGTACAGCGTGGAGTGTGGGCTAAGTATGCCGAGAAACAGAAATAAAACTTACGAAGAGCAACGCATCTCTCGCATACGGTCTTACGGTATTAGTGTCGAAGAGTACGACCGTATGCTCGCCGAGCAGAATGGTGGTTGTTACATTTGTGGGGAAGCTCCCACCAACAGGGCGCTTGACATCGACCATTGTCATACGTCTGGCAAGGTACGAGGACTTCTTTGCAGTAACCATAATCGCGCCCTTGGTTTATTAGGTGATGACCCCGACCTACTACTCAAGTCTGTTGAATACTTGGTGAAGAACCATGGTTGAACTAACACGCGACCATGAAATATGGATACAGGTGGATGAGATAACTTCTATCATTGCCTACAACTTGTCCAAGAAGTACCATCGGTTTGCCGAGCGTGATGATATTAAGCAGGCGATGAATGAGTATGCCTGGAAGCGCAAAGATAAAGTCAACGAGTACCTCATGCGTGAAGATGATATCGAACGGAAGATGGGATACAAAGCTTTCACTACCTTCATGCGTAGGGCAGGCGAGCGATACGCTCGCAAGGAAAAGGCTAAGGCTTTAGGGTTTGAACTTGGTGATGAATACTTCTATCGTATTGAGATGGTTGAGAACCTGATTAAAGTTCTTGGCTCTGAAGATTCCCACTTGGTTAACCAAGTAATGGACCCAGATATGCATGGCGTTCAGGCTAAGCGACAGGTTAGTGAAGGCAACAACTTGCTAGCTTTGCTAGCAGATGTAGACAAGGCGATGAAAAGATTAGACCCACGTACGCAGGGGATACTTAACAGTCGCTTCGCTCAAGACCTACCACTTACGGAGATAGCAACCGCATGGGATATATCTCCGCAGCGAGTAGAACAGATAGCTACACGTGGTGTTAAAGATATTATCGAACTACTCGGAGGCGCTACACCTTATGCCTAACTATAACTTTGCTTGTCCCATGTGTGACAAGCAGCAAGAGCTGTATCTTGGTTATGATGATGATGTCTTTCCTAAATGTGAAGACTGCAATGTTACTTTAAGTAAGGTGTTCACCCCACCTGCAATCCATTTCAAGGGTGGCGGATGGGGAGGAAGTCATGGCGGACAATAAGCGTGAGCTGGTTGAGAAGATGAAAGCTAAGACCAGCGGAAGTAACAACCAAATCATGTTGACTTGGTGCGACAATGGCACTGTCGATGGCAAGTTCATGGAAGGCGTAGTGTATTCGCTATTAACTGCTGGTCTACCGATTACATCAGCGCAACGTGTACAAGGTAATCAGATAGGTAGACAGCGTGATACTGCATTCGATACGTGGCACAAGAAGACAGACTTTGATTGGATACTATGGGTGGATAGCGACATCGTTCTAACGAACGAGTCGCTTAAGAAAGTATGGGATGCAGCTGACCCAGTAGAACGACCAGTTGTATCTGGTACTTACTTCATCAGTAAGCAGATGGAATCCTCCATCATGCAACCATATCCCGCGCTATTTACAGCCCACGAATCTGGTGATAAGTACACCATGACATACGTACATCCACTGCCACACGACCAGCTAATCCCTATCGACTACGCTGGGTTTGGATTCTTATTGATGCACCGTAATGCAGCTAATAAGATACGAGAATTCCATGGTGATAAAGCTTTGTTCATCGAGACAGATGGTGGTGGTAGTGATGGCAGAGATAGATTTATTGGTGAAGATATCCAGTTCTTCATGAACATGAAGGAGGCTGGTGTCCCATTGTATGGTCATACTGGGGCAACGGTGAAACATATGAAACGATTTGCATTCGATGAAGAGTTCTACAAACTCTATTGGATTACGATGATGAACAGCGTGAAGGCGCAGGCGGAATAAAAAAAGGCGGGGGTGTGAGCCCCCGCCTTTTCTCTTTTACTTCAGACTTATCGAAGAGAAAAATTCTCTCTTCGATTGCTCTGCGTTATAGCAAAGCCGATACATATCGGCTTCACCTTTCCTCTGTCCCAACCGATAGGCAGTGAAACCTACAGCTATTGCTGTGATGATGATGGTAATCATCTCTTTAATTCTCCAATCCGTTCTAGTAATTTCTCTGGTTGTTCAAGGTGAACAATTGCTGCACGTCCACCTTCTGCATCACAGGCTGATAAGTTCTTCATGAACTTCTCAACCTGCAACTTGGTACTGAACTCACCCCACGCTTGGACTGGAGCCCATCGTGCCAACTGTGCTACGAGTATGTAGTTATCACGTTTCATTCTGGATTCATCCAGAGCTTCGATGATTTCTACGGCTAAGTCCGCAGCACTTTCGGAGTCAGTGTTGTCTGGGTCTAACAAGTTAGCAACTAACTTGATTTCAGTTGGGCGTGGTTTAGCCATCAGTAGTTCTTAATACATTGAACGTAGTTCTGATGCTGAGCCAACGCTTCAAGCGCTTCTCTTGATGTGCGCCTTTCTATCTCTGCATTGCAGTAATCGCAGATGATAGTAACGCTAGCGATATGTATCATGATTCCTCCTTGTTAAACCAAGGAGCACCAGCGATATGTTCCCTTGGCTTTGGCTCTGGGTCAGCAGAATGCTGACGTGTAACTAGTTGACATACATCACCGTCTGCTTCCTTGTAATGCATGTGAGCACCAGCCATGAAGAGGACTTCGTCCTCGTCATCGCCGATGCCGTAGGTGTCGTGATACCCGCAGTACCACGACCACCCATCGATAGGACGGATACGTAATGCTTGAGGTCTTACCTCAATCGTATCCTTGTCGGTCATCTTGCCCATCATTCCTCCTCTGGAGCATACATAATAACATCAGTAAGCATAGCTTCTGTGTTGTCATGTCGTGGTTGTTCAATCAACTCTGGTTGATTGGTGTCCCTACTGTAGATGAATAGATAGTCAAGTGCTTTGAGAAGGTACTGCCCAACCTGCGCTGTTAACGCAGGCTGGACATACTCCTTCTGGTTGTCGATAGCATCGACATATTTCTGTAATGGATTATCCACGATTAGATTCCTTTCGTGATTAGTTCAAGAGCCTTGCTCTTGATGCGGTCAGCTGAGCCAGTGATGATTCGTTCGGCTCGTGTTGCTTCTGACTTGTGGCTGTAGTGGTCAGCGTATTCGACGATGGCTTGGAATGCACCGAAAGCTGTGCCGTACAGTTCTTCTTGAGTACCAGTAGCACCCTTGTAGATTTGCTTGACTGCATCTCTTGATGCAATCGCTGAGTTGTACTGACGGCGCTGACCTGTGGTCAGCATGTTGTATGGTGCATTCTCCACTGCAGTTGGTAGCGAGAACATCTTCTTGAAGATGGCATCTACCTCAGCATCAGACACCTTCTCATTAATGAGTCGGTTACCGACTGTCTCATACATCTGGATACCAGCGTATGTTACTGGGATAATCTTGCGGATATCTTCGATACGGAATTCCGCATTGGTTGTATGCTTCAACGTAAACGTTGCAGTCTTTGAGAAGATACCAGCAATCTGGTTGGTGCATCGTAAGCGGTTGATGCTTGGTGCAATCTGCAAAGCAGTCGAACCATCATGTGAAGTACGAGCCACAAGGTAAGCCTTGTGTTCATCGCCCTGAATCTTCACACCTTCTGGCAGTTCGAGCACCATGTAAACCTGTGCTCCACCTTTTACTTCACCAGCATATGCATATCTGGCATCGCCAGAATCAACTAGTGCATCCAGTGCAGAGAACATCTCTCCATTCTGGAACACTTTGTATCGACCGCCAACTGTACCTAGTACAGACTGACCGCCGTCCTGATTGGTACGGATAGTTGCGAAAGTGTTAGGCACTTCGATAGTGCTGACACCCTCATCGTTCAAGGCTAAAGCTTGAACGTCTGCTAGTGATACGTTCCAGTCAAGCCCTGCTTGACGTGCTGCATCTACTGCTGATGTTGCTGATACTTCTTCTCCGATAATGCTATAAGCATTACGGCGTGACTTGATTGTTAGTTGTGACATGGTACTTCCTTTCAGGTTGGGTTGGTTGTGAGGTATATCTTACAGTCGGCTGTTGAAATCGTCAACTGCAGGGGAGAGTTGGTCATGGTAATGACCTTGGTAGCAGATGATGCCTTCGTCTTGAACACGTACGAACCACGTTACATATGGGTCAACGGTACGTTGATAAGGCTCGGCGGTCTGCCTGTCCTCTGTCCATAGACAGAGAGCTATGTAGCCAGATGAATCCCATGCTGGCTTGATATCTATGATGAGCGCCCCATTCTTGCAGCGGTCACCACGTCGTGGTACTAGGGTTAGTGCTGGCATTATCTAGCCTCCTGTATGTAGTCGACACGAGTGTCGTCGATAGACCATGTGTCTACCTCTGTGTTTTCACCATCGATGTCCCAGTCTGGGTCACTGGAGATACCAATCTCCTCAGCAATTGAGCGAGCATCATCTTCTGATGCTGCCGTTACCTTGAAGGTTGCATACAAGGTGTATCGCATCTGTACTTCGTACTCCTTGGTGAATACCAATTCGTTACCGAAGATATCTTTTAGAATCTCAGATAGTTCTGAGAATTCTATGGTGTCATCTGGGTCTGACTGATTCTCTTGAATCAGGTTGTTGATTGATGTGTATAAATCTCGCACCTTGTTGCGATGGTCGCTGACTAGGTTTGAGTAGTTAGAAACCTTGGTTTCTAGGTCGGATAGTTTCGTATTGAGTTGTTGTACTAGTACATCTGGTGCAATGTAATCGGTAACTGTTGCACCGAATGGTGTTGTTTCTTCGGTCATTTGTTTTCCTTTCGGTTGGTTGGTTGGTGTTGCCCTTATATATATGCACAGCTTTGCTGTGCTATCTTTGATGCGTGTTAGCCACAACATGCACCATCATTGGTATCGGCACAGCATTCTGAACAGAATGGTTCGTTGTCCTTCATGCTATTGCGACAGCCATATTCATCCATCGTGTTGGTGCATGGATGTCCTTCGTATCCGAAGCAAGTTAGTTGAGCCAACTCTTCGGCTGTCATATCGTAGATATGTTTAGTCATCATCCTCATCCTCGTCATCATCCTCCATATGGTGTGGGTCAATAGCAAGTTTGCTATCGATTATGTAAGCACGAACTGCGTTATCGATACCTTCATATCCATCTTCATCGATGGATACTGGTTGCCAGTTATCACGAAGAATCCATGCCATCAACACCTCTGGTGTGAAGACAGTCTGGATGTCGTACTCTTCTTGGTCTGCCACCATTGCTTGCAATGAATGGAAGATTGCTAGGTCTGTCATGCTAGAACGCCAGCCATCTAATGATTGGCGGTATGCGGTCATGGTTTCGCTAGTCTTTGCTAGCAAAGCCACACTATCTTCGATTGTATTCATGCTGATACCCCCTTATTGGCACAGTCATAGCAAGTCTTTTCGACTTGCACTCCTAGTACGAATGCATCTATTCCTGAATAGATGATGTTGTCTTGTGTGTTACAGATGGTGCATTTCATTTGGTTCCTCATTTCTTTGCGATAGCAAAGCGAACATCCACTTTGCCATCGACACATAGTCGGCATGTTGCACAAGCACTACCTTCGGTAGTGATGAGTGGGATTGAGCCCAGATTCTCTGGGCATTTGGCTCCCACTTTGCCTGTCATGTTGAGCATGGTGTCCTTTGCATCAGCAAAGGTGTCAGCAAGATAGGCAATCTTTATCTTGTCGGTTTGTTTACGTAAGTAAACAGCATCCGATTTGTTCTCATCATCTGTACTGAAGTACAGCGATAGGTTGTACAGTCCAGCCAGAATTGTGGCAGCGGACGGCACTCTTGTATAGACCCAGAACTGGGTCTTGTGATTGTGTAGTTCGATGACTCGTCGCCATGCATAGGCATAGGTATCGGAGAAGAAATCCCCATCCCAATGGATGCGGAACATCGGCTCTGCATTCTTGGCTTTGCATTCTAATTCGAATGCAGTAATCATGTCATCAAGAAGCGACACCATAGTGTCGTAGTCTGCATCTTTGATGGTGTTCCAGTTGTGTAAGAGAGTATCTCTTACTGAAGGGAAGATGCGTTCTAACTTTCCAGCGTAGCAAATCTTCTCGCATATGCTGGTTGCATTAGGACATGAGTAGGACTTGCCACTTGGCAAGCCGAATGTGTTGGCAATTGCTGAGCGTTTGCCGTTCGGTGTTGGTAGGTTGGCTACCTTTCGGTCGTTAGACCGCTTGAGTCCTGCCATGGTGTTGCTCCTTTCGGTTCGGTTGGTTGCTTCCTATATATGCACAGCGAAGCTGTGCTATCTATGACTTTGCGTATGTGGTGAAGTCATCGGGGATTTGTACTACTGCCCCGCGATTGTTTAGCGCAGAGTAGATACAAGCCACTGCCAGATGGTCATTGCCACCGATGTGCCATCGATACGGAGTATCGAGGTCGATGTCTTCGTACTCTTTGTAATCGTAGATATCTGCCACGATGTCGGGAATACCATTGCCCACTTCGAATAGAAGTGTCCAGTGATATTGCACCTTGTCACCCTCGTACCTGTCCACGTTTCCAAACGCTAGGTTCAAGCCACGTCGGGTTGTTGTGATGTATCCCTTTAGGGATGTGCCATTGATATCTATCTCTGGCGAATTGATTGCCTTAAGTTTCACTTAGTCCTCCTCGTTGTTGAGCCATGGCTCAAGATGATGAGCCTCTACTATGGCGTAGGCTGGTGCTGTTGGATACCCTTTCCAAAAGATTCCTTTTGGAAGTTGGATACTCTTATGAGTATCGCCGTCATCGACTGCATAGATGGCTTCGATACATGGTTCCACCATGGTAAGTGGAACTGGCGGATAATGATTACCACGTAAGTGGTAACCGATTGATTGGCGAATGTCAATGACATTCTCCACTAGGTCATGTGCTAGATTGCTACCCATTTAATGCCTCCTCCTTGTAGTAGTTCTTTGCGATAGCAAACCATTCACTATCGCCCCATCCACCCATGATTTGGCGGATGAGTAGTGTGGCTGGGGCATCATTGCCCCATTCACGTTCGGCTAGACCAGCCACTTGGTTGACGTAGTCATCCCATTCTTGGCGTAATACATTGACGAACTCATGAATATCTACCGACTGCTTAGCAGTCGACATGAGGTCACGCCATGCATCTTCATCGTTGTCCATTACCAATAGGTAATCTTGTACGAATTGCTCACTTGCTGTATTCATTATCGTTCCTCTCGGATTGTTGTTGCCCAGTGCTTCTCATCTATTGCAGACCTACGGTCTGCTATCTTGATTGCGAGTACATCCCATAGCAATGCGAGGGATAACGTGCCAGTGATTCCAATGAGGATTCCGACAGCGAGGTAATCGCCCCAATAAAGTGCATCCATCTTGTTGCTCCAATCTGCCCCGATATTTTCGAGGCTCCCCTTATATATGCACAGCGAAGCTGTGCTATCTTGAGATGCGTAGCGCCCGCATCATGGCGCTCCATCTGAGGGCTACCAATAGCCAACCCGCAGATACAATAGATATCATCGTTTGTCAAGTACCTTTAGGTACTTGCTATTAATTGCCAACACGTAAGTGCTATTTATTGCCAACGCATATGCGTGTATCGCGGGGGTGTCATGCCGTATGTGTCGCATCATGTGTCATGTCATGTGTCATGATTCAATGAAAGACACGACACACCGCAATTACGCTCAGCCGTCGGGCTGAATTTGACAATGGGGGGCTGGTCGTGTATTCTGGTGTCATTCAATCGGCAACTCCGTCGGTCGAATCAACTGAAAGGTAAGACAATGAAGACAGCATGGACACACGATGATTTACTAGTAAATCTAGAGGCTGAAGTTGCTGAAGTTAAATGGGAATTGGGTATCGAATCTCTAAAAGAGATTCCAGATTTCATGGTGCTTCAGCCTCATGAAATTCATCATGCGAAGATTGGAGATATTCTCCAATTGGCAAACGGCAAGAATTGCATCATCTTCGACATAGTCGAAACACCAACGGCGTTGGAGATTTCAGCGGTAACCGAATCACTAAGAGTGATTGTGAAACGCTTCTAGGGATAGTCAGCCCATCTCTCCACTTCTAAAGAAGTGGGGGGGTGGGTTCTTCCCTTTTCAGCTGAAATTTTCGTGGGGCAGGGGGCAACCCTTGCCCCTTTTTTTGTGCTCACAGCCTATGCTACCCCAGGGGTTTTTAACCAGACCCCCCACCTACCCCCCACTATCATCAAAAATATTTTCACCAGAAAACCAGTGCTGACCAGGACTTTTACCAAGTTAATAAAAAAACTTTTAGAAAGCCCTTGAGAAACGCCCATGCTCTAGCCCCCTATATAAGTGTAACGGCGGAGTTCCACGAAGCCGTAAAACGCGGGCTGAACGCCCGCTTTAAGTTTGGTTATGCTTATGTGGGGATACCTCTGTCAACCCCCTTGTAGACCCCTACAACCTCTGGAGTGACATTGGAAAGAAATCTAAATCCCGAAGAAGCTCGGAAAGAATTAATCAGCTTGGTACGCCAAGGGCGCACCATCGCTGATGCCCTAAAGGTTGTTGGTAGAAGCCGAAGCTGGTATGACACTCAACGACGTGAAGCCCCTGGCTTTTCGGCGCTAATTGACAACGTTCGGTTTAGAACCCAAGACCTCGCACAAGATGCTCGGTCTAACCTATCTGACTTTGCTGAGTTCTCTGAGAAATACCTGGGAGCCAAAGTTTGGGACCATATGCTAAATGTGGTCGATATGTTGGAAGGTAAAGAGCCCCGCTGGATTGACCCAGCGATGACATACGAAAAAGGGTCGGCGGGTCTGTCCCGCCTCTTGGTAAATGTTCCACCAAACCACGCCAAGACGATGACCATCACAATTAACTACGTGACCTACCGTATCGTTAAAAATCCGAATATCTCGGTTATCGTTATTTCTAAAACCCAAGAGCAAGCCAAGAAGTTTCTCTACGCTATCAAGCAAAGACTGACACATCCTCGGTATGCTGACATGCAGGTTGCTTTTGGACCAGCAGACGGTTACAAAGCTACAGCTGACCAGTGGTCGGCAAATAAGATTTATCTCGGTGGAGACATCCGCGACAACGATGCTAAAGACCCTACGGTCGAAGCTATCGGTATGGGCGGTCAGGTCTACGGCGCACGTGCTGACCTAATCGTCCTTGATGACGTGGTCACTCTCTCTAATGCGGGAGAGTGGGCAAAGCAACAGGAATGGATTCGCCAAGAAGTTGCTTCTCGTCTTCCACCAGGTGGCGGACAGCTACTCGTTGTTGGTACACGAGTATCTGCCGTTGACCTCTACAAAGAACTGCGTAACCCGCAGCATTACACCGATGGCATATTGCCATGGTCATACTTGTCCATGCCTGCCGTACTTCAGTACGCAGACGACCCAAAGGATTGGAAAACTCTTTGGGGTAAGTCAGAACAACCTCTCACTGATGACGATGTCCCAGACGAGAATGGTTATTTTGACCGATGGACTGGACCGCGTTTAACGGCGGTCCGCAATGAGGCTGGTCCATCAAAGTGGTCTTTGGTTTACCAGAACCTCGATATCGCGGAGAATGCAATCTTCGACCCGCTGTGCGTTAGAGGCGCAGTAAACGGAATGAGAAAAGCGGGTGCTTTGGTTGCAGGCGCAGCAGGACATCCTGAAAATAGTTCAAACTTTTATCGGGTTATAGGTATCGACCCAGCAATGACTGGTGATACTGCAGCTGTCGCTTATGCGGTTGACCGCAGGACACACAAGCGCTATGTCATGGACGTTCACGTCATGAGCAGCCCCACACCTGCAGCAATCCGTTCGTTGATTAGAGAATGGACAGATGCTTACAAGCCACATACTGTCATAGTTGAGTCAAACGCTTTTCAGCTTTTCTTGACTCAAGATGAGGAAATCAGAAACTTCCTCTCCACTCGTGGAATTAATTACCGACCACATTACACTGGTAATAATAAGCAAGACCCAGAGTTCGGCGTAGCCTCTCTGGCTCCGTTATTTGGAACCGTCATTAAGCGAGACGGCAACAATAACAACTTGAAACATGCAGGCGATAACATGATTGAACTGCCTGACTCTTCAAGAAATGAACATATTAAAAAGCTAGTAGAACAACTTGTAACCTGGCAACCAGGAGTACAGGGCAAGCGATTAAAGATGGATGCTGTGATGGCACTCTGGTTCTGTGAAATCGTAGCTCGTGACGTTCTACTTACTTCAGCAAATGTACCGAACTTCCTCAAGAATGAATTCACACCTCAATCTGATATCGAGTCAAGGTACATCGTCAACTTAGATGACTTAGCTGCAGCGCAGCGAATAGCGAGATTGTGAATCGATGAAAGAACTTGTACAAGCATTCGAGCAATTAAAAACTCGAAACTCCGAGCGCGATAAGCGCATGCGCGAGGTTGCCTTGGTTCGTGCTGGTCAAGCAGACCAGGTATTCAAAGGCTTGTTCCCAGAGGGAACATGGTCACGACCAATCATTGCTAACCTCATTGACGTTGTAGCTCGTGATGTATCTGAGCAAGCTGGTGTTCTACCTACCATTACTGCTGCTGGCGATTCATCATTAGATGATAACCAGCGTACCAAGGCTGACAAGAGAACAAAGATTGCTAACTATTACGTAGCATCCTCACGTCTAGGTACGGAACTACTGCGTGGCGCAGACCAGTTGGGTACATACGGATTCTGTGTATTCCGTATTGAACCTAACTTCAAAGAAAAAAGACCGCATATCCATGTAGAAAACTCTATGGGTGCGTACTATGACGTTGATAGATTTGGTGAAGTCCAAGTTTATGCACGTTCTTATTATCGTAAAGCTGGAGATTTAGCAGCACATTTCCCAGAACACGCAGATGCTATCTTGCAAACAGGTGCATTTTCACGTGGCGATACCAATGACCTTCTTGAAGTAGTCCGATGGACTGACAAGAAGCAGACAGTTATGTTTATTCCATCACGTGGGGGAACCGTCCTTGCACAGACACCAAACAAAATCGGTCGTGTACCAGTTGCGATTGCTCAACGCCCTTCGCTCGACGGCGAAGTTCGCGGGTCATTCGACGATGTTCTGCCAGTGTATGCAGCAAAAGCACGTCTTGCGTTGCTTACTATGGAGGCTGTTCAAAAATCTGTTGAAGCTCCTCTGGCTCTTCCCACCGATGTTACTCAACTATCTGTTGGTCCTGATAGTGTCATCCGTTCGAACAGTCCTGAGAAGATTCGTCGTATTAATCTTGACGTTCCTCAGTTTGCTTTCGCGGAGAACAATGTTTTAGCAGATGAAATGAAGCTAGGCACTCGCTTTCCTCAAGCTCGTGCTGGGCAAGCCGAAGGTTCTATCGTTACAGGTCAAGGTGTTAAGGCACTTATGGCAGGTTTCGACTCACAGATTAAGGTTATTCAGTCTGTACTTGGAGAAGCCATTGGTCAGGCTCTCTCAATTGCTTTCGCAATCGACCAAGCATATTTTAATGATGTCACTCGTGAGGTATCTGCCACAGCAAACGGCGTACCTTACAAGTTAAAGTACAAGCCAGCAGTTGATATTAACGGTAACTACGGAGTTACAGTTGAATATGGACTAATGGCAGGGCTAGACCCTAACCGAGCCCTCGTCTGGGGACTACAGGCTCGTGGTGACAAGCTTATTTCACGTGGCATGCTACGTAGAAACCTACCGATTTCGCTCAATGCTGGAGAAGAAGAGCGAGCAATCGACATTGAAGAGATGCGTGACTCATTAAAAGGTTCAATCGCATCACTTGCCCAAGCAATTCCTCAAATGGTAATGCAAGGTCAAGACCCAATGCAGATTGTTGAAAAAATGGCTGCAGTTATTGATGAACGTAAGAAAGGCACACCGCTAGAAGATGCGGTTGCTAAAGCGTTCAAGCCAGAACCAGCACCAAAGCAACCTGAAATGCAACCAGGAATGCCAGGAGAACCAGCGCCAGAAGAAATGGGCGCAGAGATGGGTGGCGAATTGCCACAAGCTCCACAAGGTAGACCAGCAATGCAAGAACTTCTTGCAGGTCTTACAGGTTCAGGCAATCCAGTTCTATCAGGTCGCGTAACTCGTCAAATACCAGCATAACTAAGGAGAAACAAATGTTCGGAAAGCAAGGAAAGCCAGCTAAGGCTCCAGTAGGTTCACCAATCATGGGTAAGAAGCCTGCAGGCAAGGGTGTCGGAATGGGTCAGGTTCAACAGGGAACCACACCAAAGGGCATCAAGGGTAACAAGAACAAGCTTAAGTAATACTTAACGTCTTTAAGTAAAGGATAAACATGGCAGCCAAAAAAGGCAAGACCAATCGAAAGTATCGGCAGGCAAAGCAGGCTGCCAAACCTGCTGCTAAGGCAGCATTCTCTGGCAAGAAGCAAGCTTCTCGTAAAGACCCAAAGATTAAAATCAGTGCTGAAGATAAGATGGCACTAAAGGATATGAAGGATACTGCTAAAGCAGACCTTGGCAAGAATGCTTACCTCAGCAGAGCTGAATATGAAGCAAATCAGGCTAAGGCACGTGAAGCATTCCGCGAACGTATGCGTACCGAATTCGGTGAGTACGGCGGAAAGAAAGCTTCAGCAGCCGAAGCAGCAATGAAGGACACTAAAGCAGGCGGTAAGAAAACAAAGCCAAAGGCGAAAGCACCTGCTGCTAAACCATCTACTATTTCCACTAAAGGTCCATCTCTTGTGGAAAACGGTAAGGTTGTTTCTGAGCTTCGTGCTAAAGAAATTATGTCAGGGTCAGGAGAAAAACCATCTGTAAAGAAGAAGGCAGTAACAAAGAAGAAGGCTGCTGTAAAGAAAGCAGCATCATCGAAGCCATCTGCTCCTGCGACTTCGAAGTCTGCCACTGTGGCAGAGCCAGCAACCAAGCCAGCTACTAAGAAACCATCAGTTAAGAAGAAGGCTGCAAGCAAGCCTTCAACCAAAAAAGCAGCTTCTGTTGCACGTCCAACTGATGCATCTCTTACCAAGATGGAAGATGATTATCTAAAGAAGACACAAGAAAAGCTAATCAAAGAAGGAAAGCTTTCTGGGTCTAAGGAATTAGTTCTTCGTCCAAAGGGTGAAGTTGTTAGCACACGTACAGGTACAGTTGCAACAACTACATCACCAGTAAGACCAATTCCTGGCAGCGATACCGTTGTCAAGAAGGGTGGCAAGCTTAAGAAGCTTGGAAAGTTTGGTTTATATTCTGGAATACTTGCTGCAGGTTTTGGCGCAAAGGACATGGTTGAAGGGTCTAAGCGTAAAGCTCAGGCTGAAGCAGATTTGTTCTACGCTCAAAAGGGACGTAACCGCAATGTTGGAGAGCGCGTAGCAGATGTAGCTACAAAGTCATTGCCAACTTCTGCAAAGCAACTTGCTAAGTATTTTTCAATGGGTCTTGTCGGCGAAGATGTTTCAACTGCTGCAACAAAAGCAGAAAAGAAACTTGCTCAATACAAGCAAAAGAAAACCGCTGCAGCCAATAAGGGATTACGTTATGGTCCTAATGGCGAAAGCCTTGTTCCAGGAACAGATGCTTACAAGAAGGGTTCCAAGACTCGTCCAGTAATTAAAGACGGCAAAGTCGTGGGCGGAACTTCTGGTGCAAAAGGTGGAGCAACTGGCGGAACATCTGGCGGAACATCTGGCGGTGCATCTGGCAGTAAGTCAGGTGGTGCAACTCCAGGTGCTGGTGGTTCAACAATCACAGCAAAACCAGGCAGCACATACATAGTTAAATCAGGTGACACACTTAGCGCAATTGCTAAAGCATCTGGCGTATCTCTTTCAGAGATTCGTAAAGCAAATAAGAAGTTTGCGACCAATCCTAAGTACAAGCAAGGCAACATGATTTGGTCAGGAACTAAGGTAAACATTCCAAAGAAGTAGGGTAAACAATGTCAATGATGCAGCCTTCGGGTCCAGGTAAGTTCTCAAAGAGAACTGACCGTCAGGCTCCAAAGCAACTTCCAAATGCTGCTTATGGTGAGCAAAAGCAATTCCAGGCAGAACAAGCAGGCGCACCAATGGCTAAAGCACCTAACCCAATGGCAGATGTTGTTCCATTAACTGCGCCAACACGTAGACCAGATGAACCTGTTACAGCAGGTGTTGATGCTGGTCCAGGTCCAGGTAGTGAAATCTTGGGTCTTAAAACACCAACAGATGTTACGTTAGAAGACCTTAGCAAGTTATCTCGCTACATGCCATTAATGATGGAGTATGCAGATTCACCACAATCAAGTGGAACAATGAAAGCGTTTGTAAAGTATCTGAGGAGCCAGACAGGATGAAGATTCTCAAGAAGTTCGAAGAGAACCTTGAGTACCTTGGATTTGATTTAGCTCCTGTCGCTTGGGATATAGCAAAGATGAAGTTTGATTCTGACGATGACCGCTTAGCTTTGCTAGAGGAATTAACAACAACGAAGGAGGCTGAGCCAGTTGTCAATGACGGAATGGTGGAATGACCCACGTTATACTGACCAGCCTACTTCGACTCCTCCATCAAAAGTAGATGGGTTTAAGAAGAATCAATTCGACAATACCAAGGTCGGAAAGATTGAGGAAGCAGTTGTTCCTAAAGTTATGGGAGCAATTGAATCTGCACAAAAAAGTAAGTTTGGATTTATAGTCAATCCAGCAATGCGTGTTCTTGAATACTTTGGTGAAAATGTTGTACAGCCAATTACTCAAGGCGTATCTACTGGTCTGCTTACAGCAGAAGCTGCTCGCCAAAAGAAGGGCAGCAACATTGTAGAAAACTTTAGGTTTGCAAAAAAGCAGGCTAAAAAAGTTTCTATGGGACAGGCGTTGGCTACAACTGCAACACGTGCCATCGCACCTGTAGTTGGTTCATTTACTAACCCTACATTTCTTGAAGAAGATTTCAATGTATTTGATGATAAGCAACGCGACAAAGCATTCCGTGATGAATGGTTTGGTGTGTTCGCATCTGGTGGCACTGACCTAGCGCTTGCAATGCTTGGTACTAAAGGTGCTGGCACTGTTGTTCGTGCAGGTGCGAAAAAGGTAGTTGGACCAAAAAAGATTGTAACTGGTCAAGACATGAACCAGTTCCGCAATAACCTTAACAACATTGTTAATGAGGTAGAGGCTGGCGTAGTTGCGGAAGCACGTACACGTACAGGTCTTAGCGTTCTTGTAGATGATGCAGTAGAGACACGCGACGTGTCCAAGCTTGCTGCAAACCCGCTTATTAGCGAAACATCTAACCCATACCGTACAGCAACAATCGTTTCACGATTAGATAACCACCGCGATGTAGCAGATTATCTGCTAGCAGAACGCGGTGATGCTGCTGCATTCAATCGATTCTTTGCTAAGAATCCACTTGATGCAGACCACATTGATGACTATGGGTTTGACAAGACAACACCTATTACAGATTTTGCTGACATTGGCAAAGACATGCTGTCACCAAAATTGGAAACTCGCTTTCAGCGAGTCATAGATGCAAAGAAAGCATCAGACCCACAATTTGCTAGAGCTCTTGAAGAGTTCGCAAGTAACGTGCCACGTGGCGTTGGCGTTGAATCATGGCAGCCAGGACGATTTGCTGCGCTTGAATCAGTTGGTCTAGCCAAAAAGAAGCTTGCTATCCAAGCACAGTTTGGTGACTTAAAGTTATTTGGTGATGATGGTTCCAGCAATTGGAAAACCGAAGTTTATCAAAGCAAGCCTTACGACCGTGTAATCCGTACAATTGCATGGGTTGGCTCAGGTCGCCCACAAGGTCATATTAATATTTCTAACCCACGTAAGTTCGAAGCATCAAGCGATTTGTTATCAGACCTCAACCGTCTTCAATTCCTTAGCGGAGCCGAAGGCGCTAAGTTTAAGCGACGTATGGTTGAGCAGTTCCTTAACGCACAAGATGACACACAACGTGCTATTGCACTTGGTCGCATCGAAGAACAGGTAATGGTTCGTCTTGCTAAGGCGTACGGCATTGTAGATATGCAGGACATTCGTTCTGCATCTGATGCTGTAAAAGAAATTACTCGCTGGCGTTCAAAGACTGCAGAGAATCGTGCGACCATCAAGCAGTACGCTGCTAAGAATGGTTGGGTTCCTGGCGAAGATGGTTCAATCAACGTACAGAACTTTATCTCTGTAGCCAACGAAGCACAGACAATTCCTATGCTGGACTTCCGCAAGCTTGAGGTCGAAGTAATCTTCAACGCTCGCCGTATGGGTGGCAAAGCAACTAAAGTTACTGATGCTCAGTATTACGGAGCACGTGTATCTAAAGCGTTTATGAATACAGGTCAATTGCTTGACCTTGCCAATATGGTGTTTAGCAATTTGAACTTGATTCGCCTTGCTTACATTCCTAAGAACTCTATCGTAGACCCTATGGCTCGTGCCAGCATGGCACTTGAGTCAATGGAATTGATTCGCAACGGCGCACCAGCGTTGGACAATATTGTTTACAATTCAAGTCTTAGCAGAGAATCATTAAAAAGATTTATTCCAGGTACTCCAGCAGCACAGGCTCGCAAGCGAGCTAAAGATGCTAGGTTCCAAGTTGAACGCTACCAAGCCGAGATTGAACCAAAAATTGCTGCATGGGAAAAAGCACAAGATACAGAAGCTGTTGCACGTAAAGCGCTTACAGCTGCTGCAAAGCAGCGTGAATCTGCACTTAAGGTAGCAGCACGTAAGCAGGGTGACCCAGATGCACAAGCTGCAGTACATGCAGCAGATGATGCATTATTCGAGGCGCGTACCGCTTTGGCTAACGCAGAAGCAGAACTTGGTCGCGCAGCAGATTTGCTTAACGGATATGCCAAACTTATTCAAAAGCAGCGCAGAGATTGGGTTGACTTTGAAACAACAAAGCAAACTCGCAAAGCTGGCAAGAAGAGTCTTGGAAAAGATAAAGAAGTTATCGTAAGTGCGAGTGGTAGAAAATACACAATTGATGGTCTTGCAGACCCTAACGTGCGTGGTGTTAACGCATACATGGCAGAGGTTGACTCAGCACAAAACTTCTATTCAACTGCTATGCAGTCAGAAATTTCTCGCAGGCTTCAGGCAGACGGAACACGTTTTGTAAAGATTGACCGTAGAGACAGAGCAGAGTACATGAATGCTTTGGCTCATATTGCTAACCGACAGATTCGCAACGAAATCAATATGCCTATCGGCATGATGATGCGTGGAGATTCACCAGCAGATATTCTCAAGTGGCTTTATTCGCCAGCTGGCAAGGAATACCGTCTACGTATGCAGTCACGATTTGGTAAGGAAATGACCAAAGATGACTTTGCTGCATGGATTACACAGACAAGCGACAAGCTTGTCAAGATGTATCCAGACCCAGACCTACGCAAAATTATCTTGCAGCGCAACGTAAGCGTTGACGAAGTAGATGCAATGCTCTACGGACGTACCGACCTTCTTGAGTCAATTGATGGACCAAACATCAAGCTCAATGACCTTAACGTTGCAGAACGTGGACTTGTTAAGCTAGGCGGTGCAACCGACTACGCATGGCGCATACTTTCCAAGTCTGAAAACA